GCCTTACTCGCCATCGTTGCCCTTCGGTTGATCCTCTGCCTCATTTGTATTGTGGTTTTTGTGGTTTTGTGGGTTATGTTTGGTAAGGTTTTTGTAAAGGGTTTTTGTTGGGTTTGTTTAGTCGGAATCACTGTCGCCCAGCGCGGCGTAGCGACCCGAGCGCGCGACAACGCGGGGCACGCGAACACCCGCAGTGCGCTGCTGGTTGTGCAGCTGAGGACGCGAGACCTCCTCCCACACGCGCTGCTGCTCAGCGAACACCGCGCGGCGAACGTTGATAGGCACCCAGGCCACCATGAGAGGACCCACATCCTGGTGGATGCGGATCTGCTCGCGGCAGTAGGCGTGCCACTCACGCTCGGGCATGGAGATGAATCGCGCATTCTCGCGTGCCTTAGCGGCCTTCGCGAGAACATCCTCGATCTCCATAACCTTGGACCAGGCAGGGTCCCACGCCTCGCGCGTCCACTTTGCGCTGGCCTCGCGAACCGCGTACTCGCGACGCGCGTTGCGGCTCTGTGCGACCCAGGTGGCCACAAAGCGCTGGAGGATGTCAACCGTGCGGTCAACAGCCACCATGTCCACGACAATGGACTTCTTAGGAGCCGGGATCCACTTCGGCACGTGGATCGACCAGCAGGCCGCAGGATTGCGGATGAAGCCTGCACGCGCGCGGAGCACGGAGGCGGGGATGAACATCATGGTAGACATTCTGAAGGATGGAGTCTTGGAAGAGTTGGAAGAGTTGTAGGAGGTTGGAAGAGTTGATAGGCGAGTATAGTGTGATAGCCGCCCACCCTGATATTGTCTTGGACATACGGAATCCGTTTTTGACGATTCTCACCCCGAGTACCCCAATGGAAAAATGGATTTGTGTGTGGTCTGTATCCCTGACCAGGGTTGGTTTCGTTCTTTGTTTAGGCCGTAACCTCAGCCGCGGCCTTCTTAGCCGCCTTACCCGCTGCAAGCCGGGCCTTATTCGCAGCCTTCTCCTCCTCACTGAGGGCGGCATAGCGGGCCTTCGCTGCCTCGGAGCGGGCCTTACTGGCCTCCTCCTTCGTAAGCTTTGCCTTAGGCTCCGGCTTAGCCTCGCCCTCTGCGGGCTTAGGCTCGTTGGCCTTTGCCTCCATAGTTGCCTTCCGCTTAGCAACCATTGCGGCCTTAGCCTCATCACTCATAGGACCCTTCTTGCGGCCCTTCTTAGACTCCGTAGACTCCGTATCGGAATCAGGAGCCTTTGTCTCTGGCACCTCCGTGCCAGGGAACAGCTCTGCAAAGAGCGCGGTAACAAACTCGGCCGACTGCTCGGACTGGTCCATATCAGCGAGGACCTTCTTGACGGCCGTGGAGATCTGGGACTGGAGGATGGAGGTGAAGGAAGACATTGTAGATGATGATAGTAGTAGTAGGAGGATTGGGAGGAGTGGGAGTAGTCGTAGCAGCGCCCAACACACACTACTCCTGGGGTACTCGTTTCCGTTTTCAGCGATCCATGCTCCCCACAGGACATTCGACTCGGAGGGAATGTGAAAATGTGTAGGTGTTTCTCGGGGTCTTATGTAGGCCCTCACTGTGCCTGCACGGCAGGGGTGTGCTCCCCCTCGGATTCGGAGTCCTCTCCGGCCTCGAAGTCGAGGTAGCGTCGGGCTGCGTCGTGGAGATACTCGACAGCCTCCTCACAGACGTGGTCACCCATTTCAGACTCTGGGATCTCAGCGTCACAGAAGTCACAAATCTCGCAGGGGTCAACCTCGGAGGAAGGTGTCTCGCCGCGCGCGGGTCCGAAGGTCAGGCAGACGCGGTTGCCATCGGGGCCAAAGCCATTGGGTGCAGAGCATTCGCAGAAGGTCGTGGTACAGTTGCGAGGGTAGAAGGACGCCATGGTATCATATGTCTCAGCACACCCTCCCTACCACCTTGCCCACACGAATCCGTTTTCCGAAAACGGAAACCACTCCCACTACGGAAGATAACCTTGTGTCCTACAAAGTCAACATGCATTTCTCAGACATTCTCTACGCACTTCGCAACGCCACCCCGACGGGACGCCGCCCTGCCATCGTCTTCAGACATCTGGACATTGAACTCAGCCTTCTTGCAGAGAAGGTCCGTGACCGAGAGATTGACTGGACAATTGGGTGGAAGGCTCTGGACGAGTCTATGCCCTACGATCTTCCCCGTCCGCGATCCAGCGTGGAGACCATCACAATTGACAGCCTGTTCGACCTCGTGGTCAAGTGGGTACCGCGCAGCGAGCGCAATTCAGTCCTCGCAAGGCTCTCAGGTAAACTCGCAGGGGTCAACATCGCACCCTGGGAGGTCCTGGACTTTATCGCAGACCTTCACACCGTTGAAAAGGAAAGCGACGACGAGTAAGTAATCAACACCATGGACCCACCCAAGACCCGACAGGAGACCAAGAAGAATCAGAAACGGAAGGGAAAGCAGGAACACCGACTCGGCACCTCGAAGCACGTCCGCGCGGCGGAGGCGCTGAAGAAGAAGTGAACCAACGAAAACGGATTTTTCAACTCAGGCGGAAAAGGGATTGGGGGCCGACATTCTTCAACATCCTCTCCAACAAGATAACAATGGATCCCATCGTCCTTCCTCCACGCCGCCGCACCTGCGGACTCTGCTCTACACAGGGTCATGACCGCCGCCACTGCCGATTCGCCGCGGCATTTCTCGCGCGCCATCCTGAGATTACTGACCACGCGGAGGTGATTCTCCATCTTGCTGAAATCCGAGCCATTGCTCTCGAGGGTCTTCCTGCTCCTCCTCCGCCCCTTCCGCGAGTTCGTTGTATTATGAACTCAGACCACACTGAGTGGGGCGACCGCTTCCAGTGTCATAACCTCTCGGTACCAGGAGGTCAGTATTGCGCAGGATGTGACGCGGGGCGCCCGCGTCTTGACCTTCCGCGCGACCAGCGATGCACAGCGCCTCGATGCAACTGCATCATCAAGGAGCGAGGCCTTTGTAGGCGCCACCTTAAACGCGACCTTTCAAATCGCCGCCAGGCTTACCTGAATCTTTCATGGGGCACAGCGATTGGGCGCATGGAGCGCGACCCTACGCAGTGGGTACAGATTGTTGCGGAGTGGAATGACCACATGCCTGCGGAGGATTTGGGTGGAGGCCGCTGGTGGCGAACCCAGATTCGGCATCTGCGCATCCGACTGGCCGCGGAGTACTTTATCCGCGACCTTTGGAACCAGGACCACCCTCACGACCAGATGGATGTGAACGGTGTGATTGACTGGCACTGGAATCGCAGACGCGCTGCTCCTCAGCACCCTGCTGGAAGCCTCGCAGCCTTTGTGGCGGACCCGCAGAATGTGCACACGGGTGTGGTGTCTACGCAGACTGGCGAGGGAATGAAGAAGTTGCTTGCTCAGCCCTTACATTCTCGTCAGTCGGAGGTGACTCGCCGCTTTGTGGAGGTTCTCCTGGCAAGGATGGTTGAGTTGAAGAGGTGCCGCGCCTCCGATGTGACTCGCATCACTGCGGATTTCGAGCACTGGTACACGACCGAGACTTGCCGCACCATGCAGGACATGTTGTACCGACGAGTCTTCGATGGATTGGCTCAGACCATTCACAAGGTTGAGGACAAGTCAACACGGCGTGAGCTCTACATCCGCCTCTTCGAGGAGATGCATGACTCGCTGGGCATGTGCTGTGATGGGCACATCACGCGACTCATCAATGTCATGGCTGGATTTGATGAGGCCTTCGCTCCTGAGAAGTCAGTTGCGGAGAAGGTTCAGGAGCTCTTCGCGGCTCTCTCGGGTAAGGAGTGCGGTCTTCTTGAGAAGGTCGCGGAGGGAGTTCGGGGCCTGCGGAAACTCAAGGTTCCGGAGGACGAGTGGGAGCCGTGGATCGACGCGCTCTGAAGAGGCAATGCTGAGCCAACAAACAATCCTATCTTTTTACAATGGGCCGTCTACGTCTGAAGACTCTCCGCAAGTCACGCACGACGGGCAAGAAGTGGGATGCGGTGTTTGAGGTCCGTGAAGGCAAGAGTGGGAAGGAACGCGTGGTTCCATTCGGGGCTGTGGGGTACAGCGACTATACGAAGCACAAGGATGTGACTCGTAGGGCGCGGTATATCAAGCGTCATTCTGGGATGGGTGAACACTGGAGGAGGCCCGATACGCCTGGAGCCTTGTCCAGGTGGATCCTGTGGAATAAGCCTAGTTTATCCGCGAGCGTGGCGGACTTTAAGCGACGATTTCAGGTGTAGGTTCAGGCGTGGGCTCAGGAACCACGGGGACCACGACCACGGGTTCAGGCGTGGGCTCAGGAACCACGGGGACCACGACCACGGGTTCAGGCGTGGGCTCAGGAACCACGGGGACCACGACCACATCCTCGACAGGTTTGACAGTCACGAGCCGGCGCTGCACGGGTGATGTGACGCGACGGAACGCGCCCTTGCGGAATGTTAATTCGATCATTATATCAAGGCAACAAAAACGAATCCGAGCATTCTTATAGACTAACGCCATGGATACCCGTCTCCGTCAACTGGGTGCACCGACCTTCGGGACGCCAGCGCAAAAGAAGGAACGACTGGCACGGTATGAACATTATGCCTTCAAGAGGATCATCAATGAACAAATCAAGATTGTCAAGGCATATCAGGCTAGGCTGAAAACGGATTTCGGAGACGCAAGTGAGATTGTTTCTGTCCCGGACACAAGTTACCATGGACACTCTTCGCTGCATTGACTGCCACAAACTCTTCAACCCCTCTGCACCTGAAACTCCGGTAGACTCGGACCACCGCTGGTGCTTTGTTCGAGCCTTCAAGTCCAACAAGACCGAGACGGTGGATGGCTTCTACGCCCTCTGTCGGACTCACATTCAAGAGATTCCACCTAAGAAGGTGATTCGTAAGACTATCACCATCAAGGGTCCTGCAGCGACCATGACCTTCCGAGAGTTGTGGGCCAAGCGGGCTGCGGATGCCGCGGCCAAGCGCAAGTAGATCATCATATTTTCAATGTAATCTCCATCGGAGGAATCACACGGCGATACAGGTCGGACAACTGCAGTTGACGTCCCGAATCGAAATACATGCCAGCAATCGCATTGAACAGATGGATGTACGTAATCAGAATCACACCGGGAACAAAAACCCACCACTCCATTATCAGCCCAGCGTGATATTCTGAGCCCGGGGCAAACGACGACTGAGCACGTCACGCTTGGTGCCACCCACACTCATATCCTCTCCTCCCTCGGGGATTCCCTCAATGGCCCGCAGAGCCTCGGCCACACGCTCGGGCTGGTCGGCAAACTGCAACAACAACTGCTGTCGGAGCGTGGACCGCTTCAGGGCAGGACGGATCGTCCGCTCGGACCTCGCAATCGTGCCACCACCACCTGCGCCATCCAGAACAAAATTGTCGAGGTTGTTTCCCTTCATGAACTCAAGAACTGCAGCACCGTGCTGGTTTTTGCGTTCACGGATTGTCTTGATTTGGGCTTGGAGTGTGCGGATCTCATCATCGGCAGCAATCCAAGAACGAAGCGTCTCGCGGATAGCGTCAGGATCGGCACTCATTTGCGTTTGTTAGTCTTTTTCTTCGAAAGCCGTTTGCCGCCACTCGACTTGGCCGACCGACGACGCTTGGGTGTCTGGTGACGGGTCTTACGAGAGCCACGGCCGCCTGTGGACGGACCCGCAGCAGCCGCAGGAGCCGCAGCAGGTTGTTCCGCAGCCGCAGCAGGTTCCGCAGCCGCAGGAGTAGCAGCCGCAGCAGGTTCCGCAGCAGGAGGAGGAGCAGCATTAGCCACCTCATCCAGAGCAGCATCATCCTCCTTCTGATCCTTCGCTTTCTTTGCCTCCGCCTCCGCGGCCGTCGGCTCAGGGACCAGCGCATCCTTGTTGAGACCCGCTACCACCGCCGAAGCAGCCGCTGCAGCAGCCGCTGCATTGATAGGGGGCACTGCAACGTTCGGGAGAGCAGCCGCCGCCGGAGCACCCGGAGCCGGAGCCGGAGCCGCAGGAGCAGGGTCCGCAGCCGTCGCAGCAGGTACCACCGCCGTCCCTGCGACCTCTGCCGTCCGCACAGCCGCTCCCTGCGTCACCATGGTAGAGACCAATTCTACGGCTTTCGGACCCGTTGCACTCGGAGTCAAAAGCATGCCCTTCGCATCACTAATGGTCTTTTTATAGGACTCACCGCCTGGCACGGCTCCAACCCGCGCGATCAGCCAGTCGGCGATTTTCAGTGGATCTGTCAACGCACTCATTGTCATTCCATGAGATTAGAACTTCCACTTCTTATCACATTCCAGGCACGTAATGAAGGTGGTCATGGGCTCGTCTGCAGAGCGTGTCTGCATCTGGTAATAGTCGCATTTGGTCTTGCGCTTGCAGCGAGAGCAGTACAACACGATGGACGCTGTCACCTCCTTGGAATACAACGCCTTGTCCTTCTCGACCGTCTTCTGAATCAAGTCAGCCCAGCGTTGAGGGTTCTGCTGGACGGGTGACATCTCTGCGAACTCTGCGGGATCCAAGGTGGTCAGTAATGCCCGGTGGGGATGCAACTCCACGGCCCGATTACGGTACAGACCAAGGAACACGGGATTGTCCCAGTCAATATCAATCAACCACTGTTGGGCCTCGCGGACACACCTCTGCAGGATGGCCGTCTCCACGTCGTTGCTATCGAACAAATTCCGGACCCGTGTGCGCAGCGGGTGATCGACAAACACATTAGATGCGTGGATCGTGTGGACAGGCGCAGATTGCCGAGCCTCTGCCGCCGTCTCTTCGTCGTCCTCCTCCACAGGTCCCGCACCCTCTTCGTCATCATCCTCCACAACCTCCGCCTCTTCATCTTCCCGGAATGTACACGACTGGTAGAAGTCATCGTACTCCGTGGTCCGCAGATCAATGTACTGGTTTGCATGGGAATCGTAGTCGTCCGCGTTGCTATTCGCAGACTTCATAACCACCAGGGTTCCTGAGAAGATGTCGTCATTGAACGGCGGGGGAAGCATGTGCTGGTTCGTGGTCTCGTCGTCAGGGTCATCGGATGGAACACCAAAGACCGCGAAGACCTCCTCTTCGTGTGGAATCTTGCCTTGGAATTGAAGGGTAGGCTGGCGGGTCTTTTTGCGGAGCCACTCGAGAACGTCTGCAGTCTTGGGTGGGACAGTCAACTCGGACAGGGTTCCAGACACGCCGATTGCAGTCGCAACAACCATTAAGTCTCTTTCTGCTCGCGTTCGTAAGTCCGTTTTACACAGGTCGTGGACGAATGGTGTGTGCAACCGTAGCAAAGATGTTGTTCGGGTCTTCGGTAATATAGGTCAGAAGCCACGACAAGAACAGAAACATCAAAATCAAGATAACGGCAGAGATGATCCACTGCATGGTCGGGCTTGTCCAAAAGTCGAGGCTGCTCTGGGCCTGCGCCTTGGCAAAGGTGGCTTGGATCGATTTGGTCCCGCCCTTCGCAGATCCCTCGGCACCACAGCAGGCAGGGTGGTAGTAGACGTGGTTCGGATCCTTCGCAGACGCAGGGTCGTCCTTGTCGTAGGTCGAGAGGGATTGGACTAGTTCGTTCGGCGAACGGGCATCGACGGATCCCCGCAGAGACGCAAAGTCAGTCTCCAGCATGTACACGGGCTCTTGGAAGTAAATGACGCGCGGTGTCAGATACCCCATCGTCTGTTCCTTCGCCTGAGCAGCCGGGGCCCATTTCAGATAGTTGGTTACATACTCAAAGCCACCGCCAATGTTCTCCCTGCTGTCTCCGTCGGGGTCTAGCTTGTAGACCGTGTTAATCCATGTGTAATAAGACTCCTTGCCCGTGACGAGCGAGGACAGAGACCAGTCGCTTCCTGTGTCGGCAGCGGCGGAGGGATAATCGGGGCCCGGTTTCGGGGCCTCTCCCGTATCGTAGTGACCGTCGGACGCATACTTGATGTAGGCGTTGATATCCTCCTTCTTGACACTTGCGTCTTTCCTGCCCAGTTTCTCCCAATCCGCTGCGATCTTGGGATCCTTTGCAGGGTCGTACGATGTCTTGGGTAGTTCGTGGCCCGAAATGCTGAGAAACGTCGGGGCGATGCGGCCGAAAAACTTGACACCCTTCTTGCTGCCGTCCGTTGTCTTCATGATCGGGATCATGAGGATGATGGGTGCGGTCGTTGAGCGCACCAGTAGACACGCGTCTCCTTGGATACCTGTACCCTTCTTGCCCTCTGCACGCAGCGGTGCTCCCCAGAACAAGTCCATCGTATCCCACCACACTGCCTGCACGCCATAGGGCATGGCAGTCGTTGGATTAAACGAACCCGTGAAGGGCGCCGACGGTGTCAAGGTAATGGAGTTGGATGGCTGGTAGATGTTAGCAATGGTCTTGGTCGTCTCCGTTGCTGACATTGGAATCTGTCCTTTCGCGTCAGGCCGAGGATTGATGGTGATCTTAACGGACGATGCCGACACGCCAGGATCGATTGTCAGCGTACATTCGGTACATCCCTCGGATTTCTTAATCTGCAAACCCTGCTGAATGTTCTTGGACTTGTTGGTGTTCGGTCGGATCACATCGGGCTTTCTTAGTGAAATAGGGCCTTTGCTTCCTCCACCTCCCATTGTATGGAGCAGAGAAATCAAGTATCCCAAAGTAACAAGATGTCGTCTCGTCCCAACCCGAACCCGTTGGACCTCAAACCAGGCTACCTTAACTGGTGGCAGTCCCTCCTGCTTGCGTTTTCTTGCACGCTCGCAGGTTTGATTGGAGCCTATTCCGCCATGTCGGGCATGGGAGTGGGTGGCGTGCCTACGGTGTCATGGGGAAAGGATCTCCTGAAGCTCACACCGCACGCCCTTCTGCTCTTCGGTCTCATGGCTGACGCAATCACCTACGATGGCGTGTATTGGAGCTCGACGATTGTGGGCCTCTCTGCCGCGGGACTCCACTCTCCTCTGGAGACAATCACGAACTCGTTTGTTATGCTCATGGAAAACATCGGCAAAAACATCACGGGTTCTGCTAGCACGGGGGCTCCGAAGCCCGCCCCTCCTCCTGCGGGCGGAGCAAGGATGCACGGCGGTGGTGATTACAATGGCTGCACGGTCACAGGTGCAGAGGGAATCCCCAAGGATTTCCGCACAGCCCAGACCCTTGTCATGACCGTGTCGATCATTTCGTACTTCTTCTTTGACTTGTGGTTCAACCGCGGTATCATCAACGGTCTCGGAATCCTCGTGGTGGGCATCATCTTGTTAATTGGTCAGTCCATGGCAATTAGCGAGACCTGCTTCCTCCCCGAAGACAAGGACAGGCGGACAATCACGTCGGGTGTCTTGTACGCAATGCTGTTTGGAACCCTCATTGGTGGTAGTTTCTACTCGATGTTCCAGGCATTCTACCCCATGTACCTTCCCAGTACGGTGATTCCCATCCAGAATTACGCGTCACAGGTTGCGAGCATTTCGTCGACCGGCTTTGTGTATGTCCCCGGTCAGGGCTTGGTGTCGGTGACGTCTCCAGCTGGACAGCAGGCGCTGGCCAATGGAACGGCAATGTCTCCGGATGATATGTCCACTGCGCTCAACGCGACAGGAACCTTGGGAAGCGGCAAGGAGGGCGAAGAGAAAAAGTGCTCTTAAGCAGCCAGTGCCTTCCGCAGCAAACTGTAATACATGATCACATTCGTACCCGAGTGGCGCCCAATCTCCACGCCGTTCTTGGCCACAACCACGGTCGGAACCGCCTGCACGCGGAGAGCCCTTGCCAACCCCGTGGGATCCTCCTGGGTATTGATCGACTGCCACGCAACAGCAGGAAAATCCTCCTTCATCTGCTCGAGTGCGGGCTTGATGTGCTTGCATGGGCCGCAGGTAGGAGACCAGAAGCTATACGCGATGACGCTCATTTGCTAGTATACTCCGCCAATCTTTAACCCGTCTTCTCAATGGAGACTGTGGTCAACTCTGCGCGCAGCATGGTGGTGCGCTGACTCACATTCTTGGTCAGCGTCACGTTCTTCGCCTTGCACAGTTCCTGAAACGCCTTGTACAGATGCTTGTCCATCAAGTCCCTGTCGAATGCGTCGAGGTTTCCACGGATCCAGTGCAGCAGAGTTCCCTGGGCAACAGGCGGACCCAACACCGCAAGAGGACATCCTGCAACAATCTCTGCTGTGGGCGGAGGAACCACAATCTCCTTCTTGCCGTCCACGGCCTCGCGCGCTAGCTTGTCCACCTTGTCGTTCTGAATGGACAGGTCATCCGACCCGCCCGTGTGTGCGCGCACGTGCACGAAGCGGTGAGACTTGAACTTGGAGATGCGCGTGACGATATCCTCAATCAGGTCGCGGTGCAGAACCGGTTTACCCTCAGAGGTCTTCCAGCCGCGGCTGATCCAGCCCGTGACCCAGACACTCACGCACTTGATGGAGTAATCCGAGTCGGAGTAGACGACCACGTCCTCGTCAAGGCAGCCACGCGTCTCCAGAATTTGGACGGCGAGACGGATAGCAGAGAGCTCGGCTCGGTTGTTGGTTTGGTCTTCGGTATCAGGGACTCGGTGTCCCTCTGACCAGTCGGGGTGCTCAGGGAACCAGGCGGCGAATCCAGCACGTGCACCTGCACGTCCGTTACTTGGGCAGGATCCATCTGTAAAGACTCGCATACTTCCTTATGACTTTGCGCGTTGTAATTCCGTTTCGGCCGCCGCAGGATCGTCCCAATACGACGTGTCCAGCATGCCGTGGATCACGGGGACATGGAGGTAGCGGGGAAACGATGTGACGCTGCAGCGGCTCACAATCGCAGGCTGAAGCAGGGGCTCCTCCACATGAAACCAGATTCGGCAGCGGAAGGACCTCTGCTCGAGTGAGCGGCGCAGAGTCTGCTGACAGGCGGCGCTCAAGAAGTGGGCGTGCCACACGAGTAACACGCGCAACCGAATATGGGTTTTGGAGGGCACGAAGGACATCCATTGGGCTAACCAGGGGGCAAAGTCGTCAATGGAGTTCATGACGGCTGCGTCCACTTCTTCGAATTCAGCGTGGTGGGAGTGGGCGGCCTTGTAGGCAACCCAATGATCCGCAGTGAGGCGGTCATTCATACACTCGAACAAAATACGATGCGGCGGGGGGAAGTCCATTACGCGGTCCCTTCCGTAGTTGACGCCACGATGCGTTTAACAGGGATATCGGCAGACACGACATAGAGGCTGTTCTCCGTGAGAATCAAAAAGACCTTCTCCTCCTTCAGGCGCATGATGGAGGCGATAGGGGACGTGTACTCCGTGTCAGACTTGACCAGACACTTCTCGTCTCCACGGACACCGATGCAGCACGCCTTGGTGATGCTGTCTCCGTAGTAATCAAGATAAATCGGGCGATCCTGCTCGATCGCAATCTTGGCAGCAGCGGCCATGACGGTGGCTGTCGGAACGGCGTGTGCGCTCATTTATACCACCCCCAGTCTTGGAAGTGTCGTGTTTGAACGCTGTCTACCTTGTGCAATCCTCGAGCTTGAAGCGAGACTTCATGCACAGGCACGGCGTGTCGGTGCGCGGAACCGCCAACAGTCCAATCGCCAACTCCTTCACCAACTTCACCTTGGGAGAGATGGCTGCTAAGAAGCGAACTAGATGGTCCACATGCTCCTCGCCCTGCGGCGTCTTGGGAAGGCGCATGCTCTCCTTGGCATCGTCCACCACTTGGCGGACCATGGTCTCCATCACGCCCGGGGGCAGGAGACCCCGTGTGAACAGCTCAGCAGTATAGACCGCAAAGCCCCGCTTCGTCTCCTTCTGCTTGGTCCACGCAATGATCATGTCATTGAACGTGGGGTCCGTGGAGGGAGGCACCAGGATCACAGCGCTGGTGTCGTAGAGGGTATCGAACATCCCGATCTGGACGGCCAGATCTTGGCGGGCATCCTCGTGGGACTTGATAATGTCATTGTACGCATCTGCTAGCATGGAGGCGTAGAAGTTCTGCTTGATTCCGCGGTCAAACAGCAGCGTGGTGATCCGCAAGCGGAACATGGCATCGCGCGCGGCCAACTTGGTCTTGATGGCCGTCACCAGCTTGTCGTAGGTCTGCTTGGAGAGCTTGTTCAGGAAGGCGTTGATTTCATCGTAGTCGGGGTCTTCCTTGTCCCTCACCTTGCGTGCAACCTCGACAAGGACATGAGAACGCCAGTTGTCGTCGCGGACAGGAGGTGCCTCGCGACGAATCGGACGACGAAAGGCAGGGCGGAAGGTTGTCGCGAGTTTCTGCAGAAGAGTCGCAGTATCGACTGGAAGGGGGCGAGTGAGGGCAGCGCGGTTGCTGTAGATGTTGAGTACAGTATCCATCCCACCCTCAAGTTCCCTTGTTCATGCATAGATTCGTTTTTGGTGGAAAACGGATACACACACTGAAAGGTAAGGGACTCGTGCTAGAATGTGGAATCTCTGGTATCACGATCCTGCGAACAATGACTACTCTCTGCAAAGCTACATCCACGTGTTCGAGGTGAAGGATGTCTCTGACTTCTGGACCATCGTCGACGGCATTCCCAAGGAAATGTGGGAGTCGGGCATGTTCTTCTTCATGCGTGGCGACATTCCTCCGCTGTGGGACGCGCCCGAGAACGACAAGGGCGGTGCCTGGTCCAAAAAGGTGGATGCGAGCGACACGCATTCCGTCTTTGTGGATTGTATGGTGCACTGCATTGCCGACTCCTTCCTGAAGGGACAGAACGAGACCGTGTCGGGTGTCACGGTCAGTCCCAAGGGTCAGTTCCACATCATTAAGGTGTGGAACTCCACCACCAAGTTGTCCGACTACAAGTCCTTCAATCCGACTCTGAAGATGAAGTTGGGCTCGGACATTGCCTACAAGGCTCACAATCAACGTCCCAAGTGAGGTCCTCCGAAACGGGCCGAGTAACGCCGAGTGCGATTCCGCCTCCCCTTACCAAACACCTTGCGACGCGTGGTTCCTGCTGCGATTCCCTGCGTACGCACCTTTTTCACATAGGCATCTTGCGCTTTCGTGGCAATCGCCAACCACCTCTTCTCCTTGGCAGTCGTCTTGGCGGAGATCGCCTCCTTGAACGCGCGGAGGGCATCAGGAGCCACAATCTCCTTAGACATGTCGGGGCGAGGCGGCGGCATTGTTAAACGCACTCACAATTATTCGAGATCCAGTAGAAGGATACATAGATCAACCACGCATGGAGAATGGTGGTACTGACCACGAGTATGGCCGTACCCGTCCCCTCGTCCATTGCTTTTTCAATGGGAGTAACAATGAAAGTGGCATATACGGTTGGACGGTTCCAGCCACCCACGACTGGACACAAGGTTCTGATCGATCGTGTTGTGTCCGAGGCGGGTCCAGACGGAAAGGCATATGTCTTCGTGTCGAACGCAAAGGGGAAGACAAACCCACTAACTGCTGCAGAGAAGATACCGTTTCTGATGAAAATGTTCAAACCGTCTGTTACAACTGGGAATCTGCACTTTGTCAACACTGACGATTGTGAAACGACACCTCCATGCGGTGGTCCGCCTGCCGCCTACGCATGGATCCGAACAAAGTACCCCGACGCAGAGATCGTTCTCGTAGCTGGGTCCGATCGCGAGCCAACCTTCGGACCCAAGGCAGGGATGTGGCAAAAGGGTATCAAGGAAGGCAAGCCTGCCCCCACATTCATCGGCATCAAGCGCCAAGAGGGTGACAAGACGAACTCGCAAGACCCGTCGCTCATGTCGGGCACGAAGGCGCGTGGATTCGTGAATGCAGGCAACAAGGAATCGTTCAGCGGGGCAGTCAAGTTCGGAGCCATGGAGGACTCCGATGTGGAGGCCCTGTTCAACATGTTGTCTGAGAGGAAAGCATTGTTCGGTGGTGGAGACACTCCCGACACTGACGAGGAAATGTGGGATGCGGACGCAGAAACCAAGCAAGGAGGCCGGCGCCGCACCTACCGCAAGTGCCGCAGGTGCGGTTTACCCATCAAGACACAGACCACGTAATGGAGACAGCACTGCGCGAGTGTATCGGTACAGCCATGTGGAAAGCCAATGTCAACACGGGACTCCGGGTTGAAATTGTTCCGCTGATTCAGAGGGTCTTGATGGAGTTGTTCTCATCGAAGAAGTCGAAATCCTTGATCGACACACAGAAGAGTTGAAAAGTAATAGTTGACAATGAACCCAAGATAGTGCTCGGGCGCAAGTCTGCCCACGCGTTTGCGATATAGCTTTGCTTCGTCGATCCGCATTCCGTATCGTTCGCACTTTGCAAAGGGGACGATGGCAAACACATCATTGACGCTTGTGACCCAGCTCCAGGTATCTCCCCACTGCTCTTTTGGTAGTTGTATTGTGTCTTGTTTCATTGACGCGAATGTCAAGTCAATATCCGTCGTCAGCTCAAGGTCGGGTCGTATGAAAATGACATAGTCGTAGACAATACCCGACTGAACACACATCTCCGTTACGCGTTTCTGACTGGTCATTTGCCAGATGCCTCGTTTGACGAAAACGGGGTTGCACTCGTGTGGGGAATCGCCGTGTTCAGCGTAGACGCTCTCATACCAATACTCGGCAAACTCCCGATCAACGCTCTCAAACACCGGTGTTTCGTCTTCCATCACTAGCTTCTTGAACCCAAAGCGATCGAGTTTCAGAAGAGGAGTGTCTGCGTGAAACCACGTATGCACATAGGTATCATGACCAATTCCGTTCCGATCAAGAAGATCATAGATGTGCCTCTTGTGGGAATCGTACGCTCGATCGAGTGTACGAAGGAGTCCCCAGTGGCAGACAGCAACGCGCACCATACTTCACTACACGAATCTTTATGAAAACAGATGTCGGCTATGCGGAACAGGGCATCAGGCACAACTTGATATCACCCAGATTCGCAATGACGTAACGGATCATCAGAAACCAATCATTTTTCATGTGGACCTCCAAGTTGTTGGACAGGTTAGAGCACTTGGTGAACAGGACCAGGTGCGGCAGCGAGAACGTGCCACTCACGATCTCGTCGGGCTTCTGCTTGTCAATGGCAATGTCTGACGTGGAATCTCCCATGGTGACGGTTTGTGACGCGAATGGACCCTTGCACGTGAAGGTGAGCGTGGACCCGACATTCTTGATATCCACGGTCTTGGCCGACAGCAACGTCATGTCGCGACAGATCTTCTGGAAATCCATGGACGGCATCGTGATGCGGGTGGCAAACTCTGTCTCCGGCATGTTGATGTCCGACTCGTCGCGGTCCAGCAGGTTCAACTTGTTGCGGATACGGCGCTTCTTCTCGCCATTCTCCAGAGTGATGCACAGGTGATTGGACTCCGACTTGGAGACTGAAAAGGTAATGGTATCATCGTTCGTTACAGTCTTGACAATGCGGTAAAAGTGGTCCGTGTTCAGGCCCACATCCAACTTGGGTGCGGTGTGATTGTACTCATAGTGCTCAAACTTGGACGCATGCAGGCGCATGTGCGTCAAGACTGTGCGTGTGTTATCCATGGCGATCATGCGGATCCCATCCTTGTCGAACACCAGGCTCATCTCCACCAGCATGGACTTGAGGCCCTCGGCGAGGATCCGGATCGGGGCTGTCTGGACTGTCTTGGCAACGACAAGATCGTCCGACATGGTTTATCAATGCTTGCGATGTCTTCTGAAAGTCGAATTACGCGCCTTGCGGACCTGACGGCCCTTGCGGCCCTTACGAGATGTGGGACGCCTGCCACCAAATTCTGTCGTCCAATTGGATACTATCTTCTCCTCGAGCGTGTCGTCCAAGACTCCCATCGTCTTCAATGTGGCCACGAGATTCACAAGTGCAGCCTTTTGTTTGTCGACGTCTTGGCCCGCTGCGCGCCACTCCCTGCTAAGGGGCATCGGGGGAGAATCGCCTTGAAGACAAGTATCGACGAACCTAGACCACAATTTGGGAATCTTCTTGAATTTTGCTCGGTTCTCCAGTGCATCAATGAGAGCCTTTCTCTTTTCGAGATACACTGTCGGTTCACACGTTTCTTGGGCTTTCGCATCGGGAGTGGGCTCAGATGATGTCTGGCTGGGCACTTGAGCGGCAAGGGATTTATCCTCCGCCACCTCCTTGAGTAGTTCCGATTCGTTTGGGGCTGGAAACGCCACATCGGGATACGCCTGGCGAAATGCGCTCGGACCTCCACTCTCGACTGCTGCGGCATTCCTCTCCGCAAAGGCAATGGCTTGGGGGTCGACAGCCTGCGGCGGTGCAGGCGCGGGTCCCAATATCGGCGTTGCCACATTTGACTGGCTTGGGGCGGGGTCGCTATTTCTCCGTTCGGCTGCCTCTGCTGCAGCTCCGTCCGCGGCAGCTTCGATTCGCGCTAAGCCAGCTTCGGAGACCGCTGCCGCTGCTGCTGCTGCAGCCTCCGCCGTTGCCGCTTCTGCCGCCGCCGTTGCAGCCTGCTCTCCTGCCTCCTTTGCCGCCGCCTCTGTTGCAGCCGCCGCCTCTGCCGCCGCCCTCGCCGCCGATTGCCGATCGGCTTCAGCCTTGTCCGCCTCCGCTTTCAGCCTGAGCCGGAGTGTTATAGCCGCATTCAGTGTTGCAGTGTCGTTCAGAGCCCGCGCTTCGTCCTCCTTCTGTCTCGCCTCCCTATGGCGCGCGTCCACTCCCTCCTGCGTCTTTTTTGCGGCTTCAAGTTCCGCCTTCCTTTCTGCTGCGTCGGCCGAGCGCTTCTTCATATAATCGATGGCTGCAGTATAGGCCATCGCAACACCTGCAACCGGCAAGGCAATCGGTGCCGCGATGAGGGCCCCCGTTGCCTGTAACGCACGCGACCCGAGAGACGGAGTCGGTGGAGCTTCGGCCTTGGGGAGTTGGTTCTTCCATGTGTCCATCTCCTCTGTCAAGGCCTTTGTAATCACAGCACGATCAGCATCTGCGAATGCAGTGTACTCTGCGGTCAATGCCCGCGTCAGTTCAGCCCGAATGCCGCTCTCGGCCATCGGGGTTGAACCGTTTGCATTTGTCTTGCTTTGCGAGTAGAGATACGCAAGATCTACTCCAAGCGGGACTGATGAGAGGAGACTGACGATGGGTAGCGCCAGTGCCATTGTTCATGCGTATCAAAAAATCTACTTGTGACGGCGCGTAAAGGCACGACCCGAACGAGCACGGGCAGCGCGCTTACGGGAGACGATGCGACCGTGCTTGTTCTGCGTCAGGTCCTTGCGCGTGAGGCCGCCCGGGGTCTTGAGTGCCGATCCATTCCAAACCTTGCGACGAGATCCGATCGTTTGATGCTTCATTGTCTATGCATACGAATTTTTACGAACGAGAACGGAATAGCGGGGTCAGAACTATCTACAAATGGTATCCGTTGGTACTGACCGCAGAAGATCTCGTTGGTATACCGAAATGGGAACTGAACACACGTTTCCCCTCGAAACTGATTGTATGAAAAGTGAACAAGCAAACGATCGACGATACGGGGGTATACTTCAAGAGATAGGAAATTCTGATCAATGCCAAATCCGTCCAACTTGGCCGGGTCGCCAAATCCTGCACTCGCAGGTGTCCATGCGGTGTAGAGGTCTTGAATAGATGGAATCGTTCCACTTCGTAGCCCCCATAATCCTGCAAGAATGCGAGCGCTATGGTCGGGGTGATCGCGGATAACGTGACAAGCAAACCCTGACTTGAGAAAACTGTTAATTGCCCATCGATCTTTCCAGTGGATACGGCTGTCCGCATCTCGAAAGAAACAAATGTCTACATCCGGTTCGTCGATCGCATAAAAACGAAGGATCGTATTCTTCGGACCAACGATACCCGTGTCTCGGACACGAACCACAGGATCTGACAACAGACGATCCCTAAACGCAGGTTCGGTATCAGATCCAAGATATGCATACACGACCCATCCGGGATAATGTGTCTTGATCAACTCTATATTCTCTAAGAATCCTTGGTGGTAGAAGACTTGGGTTGGACCATACAAACAGAAGGAAAAGGCATTTACCATTTACAATGTTAGTCATCTAACGCGTCTAAATGCGCTTCTTCTGCATAGACCTTCATATCTCCGTGATTGCCGACTTCAAGTCGCTGGGTCTCGATCTCGAAGTCGTGGATTGGACCTTGTCGGGACATGCGTCTATCATGGGCAGGGAGCGTGACACTCCGAAACACATTAACGCGGGCACGTGGCAATCTCTGACCCCAGAGATGATTGAAGCGTTCAAAGCAGAGTACAATACATTCCTCTCTTCGTTTGACGGGTTTGTGGTTGGACATGCAGCCTGTTTCGCCCAGATCTACGAAACGTATAACAAACCGATTATTTGGATCAACACATGTCGGTTTGATCTCCCATATTGCTGGTCGAATGATCTACATGGCAGGACGAACTATATTGAGTGTCTTCGTCGGATGTACGACTCTGGACAGTTGATTCCAGTATCGAACAACAAGGCAGATCAGAACTACACGTTCCGTGCCACAGGGATCCGGACACACTACATCCCGACATTGGGTCTCTATACGAAGATGCGCTATGCCCCAACTCGTCCTACGTTCCTATGTTACACAGGCGGCTGTCCGTCGGACCCTCGCATCACGCAAAGGGCTGAACTTGGGCGCTTTGAATGGAGTGCGATTGGAGAGTTCAAGGGCGTCATTCACTTTCCCTATGAAATCAGCACAATGAGTCTATTCGAGCAGTTCACGGCTGGGTGTCCCATGTTCTTCCCGTCCGAAGAGTATCTTCGCAGCAACTGCGGTGCACTGTGGTCGATCTCTGCCTATTGGGGATCTCGGCCGTTTCCATCAGAGTATGGAGATTTGTCGGATCTCAAGACGTGGATCGGATTGGCTGATTTCTATGATACCTTCAAGTCGGCTAACACGCATTATTTTGACTCAATTGAACATCTCGGGCAGTTACTTGACTTCTTCGTCTATACGGATGATCGGGAGATTCGAGCCCAGCGAACTCGGGAGATCCAGTCAAGATGGGCGGCGATTCTTCGGAACATTCAGTCCAACCCAATGCGTACGAAGACGCCAGTCCATCTGTCTTACAACCGCCTGCCCGTTCTTGCAAACATCGTGTTTGATGTCCGCTACGGAGACGACATTCTTGTTCAGCACTCGTATCCTAGTCGTCAGACCCTCGCACCTCATGACGTGGTCTTTGTGAAGACAGATCTCCTCGACTGGTTCCTCGCAAACAAGTCTCCGAAGGTTCCGATCACTCTCGTCACGGGCGCATCAGACCTATCTCCTAGTCCTGAGGCGGCTGCCGCGATCTTCTTCAACCCGAACATTCGCAAGTGGGTCGGATGTAACATCCGTGAGCGGCACCCAAAGATTCGGAAGGTATTGATCGGAGTTGGAGAGGTTGGACGCCCAAACGGGAACCATGGTGAACTCAGGGCGCTTCACGAATCGAGGCCGGTATGGGAGTCGAAGAGCGCGGATATCTGCGTTCCTTACCATGGCAGCACCCATGATGGTCGCACATTGACCCCAACGCTTAACAAGATGGCGTTTCCCGACTATATGCGGGCAATTGGGGGTCACAAGTTCGTCGTGTCAATGCGGGGTAACGGTCTCGATACCCATCGGTTCTCTGAGATTCTGCTTATGGGTTCAGTACCGGTCGTCCTCCATTCGGAGTTAGACGACCTCTACGAACAGTTCCCCTGCTTGTTTGTGGATTCGTTTGACGAGATCAATACCAATGGGTTCATATGGGACGACTCTAAGTACGAGCGGTTCCTTGATATGTTCTGGCTACGTACAGACTTCGTATAAGTTTACACAGCAATGTACATACCCATCAATGCTGCTTCTAATTGAGAACACTGGTCAGGTAAAGGTCGATAGCACCTTTGGGCAGTGGATCGCAAAGTATGCATCGGATACTCGCTTCTCTCGCTTCCTTGAGATTGGAACATGGAACGGACAGGGGTCCACTTGTTGCTTCTATGACGGATTTACAAAGCGTAACGACACATTCACTCTTCAGACTTACGAAATCAACGCAGGCCTCGCGTCTCAAGCAAAGAAGGTATGGGAGTTCTATCCATCCATCGAAGTCATCTACGGACACATGCTCCCAAACAGCCAGTTCCCGACTAGAGAACAAGTGACTGCATTGCATCCCACCATGAACACCGAGTGGCACGACGTGGACACCGAAAACTTCCAACAGAGTCCCCATGTTCCGATGAACGATCCTCAGGTTGTTCTATTGGACGGCGCAGAGTATCTCACTCACTTTGATTTTCTGTATCTTATCGAACACTCAAGGGCAACTGTCTATCTCCTGGATGACACGGCTGTCGCAAAGTGTGCCAAGATCGTTGAATGGTTCGCGGCCCACCCAGAATGGAGACGTGTTGCGTTCTCTACTACCGAACGCAATGGCTGGGCCGTGTACGAACACAAATGAGTGCAGATTTCTGCATACATGTGTGTTTTTGTCTTTGAGTTGGGAGGGAATCCTCGGAGGTCTCTAGTTGGAGTACGCCAGGCCACCCATGCCGCTCATCACGCGCAGCACGTTGTAGTTGACAGCGTAGACGCGCACCTGCGCCGTGCGGCCCTGGCGAACCGTGTTCACGGACACCGTGAGTTGGAGCGTGGCCTTGTCGATGCGCGAGAAGTTGCACGTGCCGGATGGCTGGTGCTCCTCCGGCTTGAGGGCGAAGGAGTAGACGTTGATGCCCACCGTCGGCGTGCGCGTGTGGTGCTGGTACGGCTGCACGTAGTTGAAGTAGCGACCCTCGCGCTCCGTGAAGCGGTCCTGGCCGTTGAGCTGCAGCTTGGCGACCTCGATCGGGTTCTTGCCAGAGCACTTGACGCCCGAGTCCAGGAGGACCTTGGCGAGCAGGTAGTTCGTCGTGTCCTCGAAGAGCGCCGCCTGGTCGTTGGTGCCCGGGCCGGTGTTCGTGTCGAGCCAAGACGCGGCGCTGAGCGAGGGCCCCTGCTGGATACCCAGACCCGCGATGTACGGACCCGAGGCACCGTCGTTCTGCGTGTACTGGATCTGCGTGGTGGCGGCGCCGCCACCGAGCGCACCGCGCCCGAGGACGTCCATGATGACACCCTCCGTGGTGAAGTCGTCGGAGTAGTTGAACGGCTGCATGCCGTTCACCTCCTGGATCGCAACCGTCGGCGGCTGCGAGCAGTCAACGAACGAGTCGCGCTGGCACACCCAGATGAGCTCCTTCACCGGGTGGTTGAAGTTGAGCTGGATCTTGTTCGAGCTCGACGTGATCGACTCGGCGCCCGTGAACTGCAGCTGCTCGATGAGGTACTCGTGCGTCTGCTGGGCGAAGCGGCG